GCTCCCAGCTGACCAGTAAGGATGGTAGCTTTCGCTCCTAACTTATCTACAGTAGTCACAATATCGTTCCCGGCAGCATCTTCTAAGCTGAGCAGGTTATTAAACATGTTAATACCTGTCACGTACACAAGACGACTGGGATTGACACCAAACTTACCCATACCAGAACGCATCTTACGAATGTTCGTGATATTCAAGGTGCTAAGGTCGGTAGTAGTACCAGCAGTAGCGGATGCAACACGATATCCATCGTAAGCCAGCGCCTGGTTAGTTCCACTAGTCGTATCGATAGCACCAGACACGTCACCGTTAATTACGGTGTTATCTTGGGCTTCTGCAAGAGAAAGAGAAATCTTATCTTTTGCATACGGAAGAATAGCCAAAATCGAGTCCTCAGTGATTTCGGCCGATGTGACAACTCTCACACCGACTTTCTTTGCACTAAACTGGACCTGGGCTGTTCCGGGCGTAGCCGCTGTAACGTACTTACTACTGTCTGCAGAATCGTTATCCCCTGTACGCTCGCTTGCGAGGTATGCTGAGATATCCGCACCTTCTACGGGTAGAATGAACGGGTTAGTCGGCATATCAAAACGATTGTGGAGTGCAGCAACACGAAGCTGAAGTCTTACAGACTCCACCATCTGGTTACTGAATCCGGTGGGAATCCAATCCGTGCCCTGATTAGATGTTGAGGTATCCATAGCCTTATAGACTGTAGGGTACTCCTCTCTAATGTAGTTAGCCAAGGTAGCACTCTGCATGGGGCTTTGAACACCAAGCATAGTAGACGCAATGTAAAGTTCGTCGTTACACCTCTGGATCTCATCGAAATCAGACCCCTGAGCTGCCTTTACGGTCATGATCTTAGGAAAGTCCTTAGTAGTGTAGCCAGGAATGTTGTCCTCACTAACTTCAAATTCTGCTTTCCTAGTAGTCTTCTCGTGAAGCTGCTGATTCAGCGCAGCCCTAAGCTCGGTAACCTCTGTCGACATCTTCTCGATCTTTTCACGATCTTCAGACATACGACGGTTATCTTGCTTACGACTGTCAGCCACAGCGACAGCTTCGCGCAGTGATTTTAGTTCATGAGCGAGCTGGTCGAACGAATCTGACGAAGCATTCATCTCAATTGAATCTGCTTCTTTGGTTTCTACGGCCTGCTCTTCTACTGCCCCAGCTTCTACGGAGGTATCAGCCGAGGAAGTATCATCAGACGTAATCTTATCTGCCATTATATAGTAACCTCCATTAATATTTGCTGTTTAGAGAGAAGCAAGCTCTTTTTGTAGCACAAAGTATATTAAGAAAATTATAGCATAAAAACTATACTAATCTATTAATCTTTTGCAATGAGATTAACTGCACTTTTAACTGAATCCGAAATAAACTGTTTAATCATAGATTTTAGCTTACCGTTTTCATTAGTTAGTATATTAATTTTACCGTCCTTTAAATTAAGGTCAGCGTCATTAGACTCTAACTTGTCAGATAAAACTGTTAGGGCTTCGTCGAACTCAGCCTTAAGTTTTTCCTCGTCTTCTGCTTTATTAATCTCATCTCCAAACGCCTTACTAGTGCAATCTAAACAAGAGTAAAATGACTCACCGTAAACGGATGTTGCACAGTGTACTACGTGACCTTCTACCTGACAGAAGGCACAAGAGCCGTCTTTAAAAAACAGCTCTGGCTGTAAATACTTAGCTTTAGAGTCCTCTTCCTTTTCTACTACAGATTCAGACTGTGAAGGTGTTTCATCCTTTGGTATATCCTCTGATATAGCAGTAACAGCAATGTGCTGTTTATATGTACAGGGCTCATTACCTTCGGACTTCACTAGTATACTTTTAATTTCTCCTTTAGAGGTCACTTCAAATGTAGACTCAGCGTTCATAGGAATAGTAACAATTGACACTTCGAATAACTCTAGTTTAGTTATAACTTCTGATCCGTCGTCCTCGTTCTCTATATCAAAAGGCCTGAGCCCTACGCTAAAAGACCTAATCAAATCTTGCTCTATCATTTTCCACACACGATCAACTTCAGTAAACCCCTCTCCTAAAGTAGCTTCGATTATCAAACCGTCTTTAGTGACAGCGAAGTCATCTATTCTACCTATGGGTGTGCTCCAATCATGGTTTACCAATAATACTGGATTTCTCATAAAACCCTTCATTGCATCAGCGAACGCTGCGGGCTCTATCCTTTGGTTACCTCGATCCACAATATTCTTATTTGCAAATCCTCTAATCTTACGAGTGCGAGTTGTCTCTTGTCCGTGTGCGGACTTCTGCTCACTCTCTAGTTTATCTAGGGTAAAACTAATTATTTTACCGTCAATCTTGTTCGTATCACTCATAGTTTCTTAATACCTACCTATGGGAATAAATTCAACTTTTATTATAACAGTATTTTTTGTCTAATCTTTGATATTAGTATCATCGTCATCAAGTTGTGGCTCTTCTTCGGTAGATTCAGGCTCCTCTTCAGGCTGCTCTTCAGGCTGCTCTTCAGGTTTCTGCTCCCCCTGTAACCCAAGGGACGGAAGCGGAATTTCACCCCATTCGAACTCTTCGTGGTTTGGATAAAGCTCTGACAAGGCTGAATTAATTGACCAACCTGACGTAATAAGCGTGTGAAACGCATTAGCCTTGTTTTGCTGTATTTCTGCAGTCTCCTTAAGTGATGGGATCTCAGAAACGTCAGGTATTATTTCGTAATTACGAGAGAATACATTAGATAACTCTGCATTTAATTTAGCTAGAATACGGTTCGTAATCGGTTGTACCGTATTACTCCAAAATTGGATAGACTGCTCTCTGACACCTGCACTCCTAGAGGTAGTGTTTTCAAATTGAAATATACCTGCTATAGATGGAGGAACTCCAAAGATGCTTAGTACCTCTTCCCTTGAGAAGCGAAGTAGATTTAAGAAATCAAGGTCCTTTGGATTCGGTGTTGTTTGTTTCCAATCCAGACCACCTTCTAATACCAACACCTTACCTACCTTACTTTTACCTTCGTAATTCTGCTTTAGCTCACGTTTCATGCGCTTAAACTCTGTTTCTGATATAGGCTCGTTGGAGACAATAATACCAGAGGGCCAGGTAGCGTTCCTAAAGTAGGCGGCCTGCCATTCCCGTGCGGCCCAGTCAGCTTCTATAACATTTCTAGCTGAAGCTAATGTACCTAGGCCGTAGTGAGACTCACCGCGAGGATCGGGTAGTTTAATATGTATGATTTCACTAGCCCTAAAAGTAACTATCTTTTTGTTTACTACGTACTTGTACCCAGCAACATATTTAGTCTTATGAGGTACTACAGTCATATTCTTAGGATTTAATAGGAATAATTCATGAGGCCTACCAAATGAGTCAATTTCTGCCTTTTCAATATACGCATTACCAGTAAGAAGGAGATGCTGGATTAAGGTTTCAAAGAAATCTACATCTGTCATCCACTGGTTTGGTTTCTGTAGAAGGTCAACCAAACCCTGACCTTTTACTACAGTGTCGTTAGGTCGGCCTCTCTTACGTTTGTCAACGACACGAAAGTTTACCTGGGACACAGCGTTGCAAATTCTGTTGACTGCTATGTATACCCATGCTGATTGTGAGTATTTCCTTAAAAGTCGAGAATAATCCTCGTCTTCGCGCAAGTTTAAGTCTCCCATACCCAGAGGTTCGGACATGAATGATCCACCAGCATTATTATCCTCGTAGGCTGCAGCAGTGGCAGCGGACGACTTTTCCTCAGTATCTGAGTTTATTACATTAATTTTCCTTTGGTTTCTACGGAAAAGTGACGGAAAGTTATCAAAAATAGCCATAAGTTATGATACCACAACAGTATGGTTTATATGACTTTAATACGCTTCCTGACCCTAGTATCTACGTGTGCAGCAGCACACCTAGCAAACCATAGGGCCATGAGGATATCATCATATCTACCAATAGGGTAAGATTTCAATTCAGATATTAATAAGTTGGACATATCACGGGTAGCACCTTCTGCATAGGGTATAGACCACCGAGAGTTTTCTAACTCCACGGAAAGCCTTGGCAGACCGTTATCTAGGTCTGATTTCTTCAGACTAGTGGTAGTAAACGCTTTAACAGGTAAATCTGTTGTCCTGTTAAGCTCCTGAGTGATAGATGCTTGATATGCGTTTGACTCTACAAAGATAAGACTAGGATTAAAGAAGTTACTCCAGTACTGGATAGTCTCAATCTGAGTGTTGAAGGTAAGACCCCTATCTCTGTACACTCCTAGTATCTTACGGTCGAAGTGTTTAGGGTCTACAGAGATAATAACGATACAGAAGTAGTCGCCTGCTGAAGCAGACCCTGCAATGGCAAGGTCAACACCCATATATACTCCGTAAGACTTAGGAGCTATCTCGTCAATCTCATCGCCAGGGAACATTAGTACCCGCTTGTGGTCTAGACACTGCTCTATGAACTTAGGTTGGAACAGCAGTTCATCATCAATGAGAGCCTGCTGACGCCAACCTCTAGCAAACTCACGGGGACCAATCTCGTCACACTTTTTTCTAAGTTCATTCTCAGGCCACTTACTTGTCCAAAGAGGTATGGTGTGCCTTAGTACTCCTGACATGGATTAATTATAACAGAGTAAAGCCTTATAAGGTATTCTTTATTTATTATTATTATGCAGCTGCGCAACCCCTTATTGTTCTTCAGAATAAAGGCATCTTCTATTGCCTTTTCTTCTGTAAACTAATCTAAATCTAAGATTAGATACAACTTCATCCTCCTCATTCCTTCGGTTATTCAACTATAATATAAAGGCACCTACCACGCAAGGGACTAAATAAAACCATAAAAAGCCCTAGTAGGTCAGTTTTTGTCTGGATTTTAAATGTAATTAAAAGGTTAAAAAAGATAGGTAAAGCTCCGCGTAAACTCACTAAGGAAGTCAGCAAGTTAAAGCTGAGCCTAGTACAGCAAGGTGCCAAAATGGCAAAACCAAATTTTATTCCAACGTTGTGATTAAAATTCTAAAAAAATAGTTACTTAGTTACTTGGAACCCACGTTCTCGAGGTTGGGGCACGTAGCGTTGTTTCAAGCTTACGTCCTCTCATGCCCCTCAGTTGACAAACAAGATGTAGTATCACCTTCATGCCTTTAGCCCCTCGCAGTACCTGTCGAAAAGATCAAACTGTACATACGCCCTTTTTCTCATACCCACAGGATAAACCTTTAAGGGTAGTCGAAAATAGGACGCGGACGCCTCTATATTTCAATACACTGTCCACGTGCCTATACTTGATGCTTGTTAATATCATATATAAATAACTGCTAACTATTTACACTCTTAACAACAGGTCCATTTACAATTGTTAATCTGGGGTGCTTTCCGGGCTTATCTTGTCTTGGTCATTCCTGTTAGACTACTTCCTACTGAAGAAGCATCCGTCTTAGGTTTTTATGCTTTAGGTGTTTTTTTGGTGCTTCTGGTTGGGTTTAACCTTAGCATCATCAGAAGGTTACTGCAAGAGCTAAAAGCCATGAATACAACCCTCAAAGAGGACCTCTTCTTTCGTCCTGCTTACTTTCTAGATAACCTCTTAATAGTTCTACAGATAAGCCTACTACTACAATATAAACTACCGCAGCAGCTTCACAGACGTACCCTACAGAGTCTTTAACTTTACTTAGTACCATTCTCTTCTTCCTCAAACTGATTAAAAACATCTTTCTGGTACTTGTCCTCAAGGGCTGCAGGTATTAAGGCTTCGCACTCAATATTTGAAAAGTCTTCGGCTACTCTTTGAATAAAAAGACCATAACGAGTCCTAGCTACAGGGTTATTAATTATTTCCCCGGCAAGATCCCTTTCGTGCCATCGAGTACAAATAATTATAGCCGTAGATCCTGGGTCTAAACGTGTTAGCCAGACTTGGTTGTAAGTTTCTACAATTTGTCGCCTAGTAGCTGGTTGTGCAATAGCAGTACGATAATCAAAAATATCGTCCACTAAAAGATAGTTACACCTTCCACCAATACCAGCAGACAAAACCCCCTTAGCATCAAAGCTTGCATCCTTAGCTGCCTTAGTCTTCCTTTCTATAAAAAGCCTGTGCCTAGTCCATTCTTGTCTGGGATCGGGTTTAACATGAGGGAACAGTCGATGGTAGTCCTCGTCTTCCTCAATATAAGTACGGACTGCTGCCAACCTTTCTTTTGCAGCATCATCACTCAGGCAAACTAACTTTATTCTGTTAGAGGTATTGCGACCCATTAAGTATAACGGTAAGGCCACAGAAATTATCTGCGTGTTGTGGGATATAATCCCACCCGTCACATGCGTGTGGGTTCCTTCTATTTCTATTCCTATGGTCTCTAGTTTTGGTAGCTTAATAATAGTTGTCACTAAGTCACCACAAACATTACTAGTCTTAGGTTCGTGTACCGGTGGTTTAGATTTGTCCATAATAAACTGCTCACATGGTAATTTGTAGAATTTAGAGATACTTCCCTTAACTATAACCAAGGCATAAGACTTTGTTTTCTTAGTTATATTCCTTTTTGTTTTTACAAAAGATTCAATTCCTATTCTCTGTAACACATCCCTAATACATGCAGCAAATTCAAAGTTATCCATATTAAACACGTAACTCATTACTCTACTATCAAACTTACCACATCCATCAAAAACACCTGCAATGAAAGTCTCTAAAATACTAGTTTCAGCTAACTGCAGTGTTATTGGTACGTCCCTGATGCTGAATATTTCATGCATAGGTAGTTCGCTTCTCTTAGTCTCTCGTATTAGGTAGTGCTCTTTAGTTTTATCTACTATTAAATTAAAATTGTCGACAGATCTTTGTAATCTCTTTAAACTAGTTTTACCTTTTACAAGTATAGATTCTCCATCTACTACATTACCAGCTGCGTAGTACATACCATAGCTATAGGCTAAGTCCTTATCTAAAACATTCAAAGGGTTTTTAACTTCCCACCCTAACGGGCACACAACAAAGTCTGTTGTATCAATTTCCCCAGCAGGCTTCCATCCATTAACCGTCATAACTGGGTGGTCTACTGTACATACAAGAGATCTACCGGCAAACGTCTTTATTTCAACACTGTCTTTAGGTCTTTGTTCTTCTACAGCTTTTACCCTTTTCCAAACTGATTGTAGTCTGTCAACATCCCAGCTTAATATGTAGTCGCCCTCTTCTACATCCTTAGCTTCAATATTTCCTTTAGTTTTTTCAAGTAGTTCCGTTTCTGGGCCTAAGCACTTACCAGCTCCCATAGGCGCAAGAATCATAGCGTGAATGTCGTTATTTATACAGAAGCCAATATGCTTTATCCACGTTTTTTGTAGATTAGCTAGTTTAATTTTAGATCCATTTGTCTCGTCCTTAATTACATACTCTATAAAGTTGGTAAAATTAGTTCTTGCTTTCTTTATAACTTGTTGTTCACGTAGTTGGTCTAACTCGTCAGCTAATTTAAGCTTGTCTTGTAGGTCTGTTGATTTTGTCATTATTTTTCCTTTAGAAAGAAGTAGGGTCTTCGTCTTTGCTATCGTCTTTCGACGTGAATTCAGCTTCGACAGCGTTCAATGTTTCTTTGGCCTCTTTAATCTTATTACCAATTTGAGCTTCTGACAGTGATGCTATATCTACGGTGTGTTCATGTTTTACAACAGTTGATTGCTCAATACCTACTAATGAACTAACCATATCTAGTGCTAATTTAATTGAAGATGATATTTCCTTTAAAGAAGCTTCCTTTAATTTATTGTCGTCTATTAAATGATTAGAAGCAACATCTATAAACGTTACTAACTTTAATACAAACTCTTTACGCTTGTCATTATAAAACTCTTGGAGTTGTGCTTCGTCATCACCAAAGTATTTAGGCAGTAACCCTTTTTTAAACAGTTCATAGTTTTCCCACGACATCTTAAGCAGGTCAGGTGTCTTACCATACATTGCCAACTCAATCATTTTAGAGTTAGCGGCATCTAGTCTCGTCTCTAGTTCCTTAGTAGGTATAACATACTGATCCCCTCCTAG